CTTGCCAAGCAGTATCAAACTATGGCAACTACTCCTCTCGGCCAAACTCAGAACGCGCAAACTGAAGCGTTTAGGGCAGAGCTTGAAAAGGGTTATAGGGATTATTCTAAATCTCCTATTGGCAAAACTCAAGACCCACAAACAGAGGCATATAGGGCGCAATTACAAAAAGAAATTCAAGGTTACTCATTGGGCAAAATTGGCGCAACAACAAGCCCAGAAGCCGAGGCGTTACGCAGGCAGGTTGAGGGCGAAACGGCTGCTCAATTGGCCTTGGGATCTAGGCTTGGGGCAGAAGAACAAAGACAATATCAACAATATTCTCGTGGCGCACAGGCAGCTCGCGGTAATATATTTGGTGTTGCCCCCGCTGTTGAAGAGGCCGTTACAACTGGCATGGCTGGCGAGGCAAGAAAACAAGCAAGATATGGAGCTGCGTCTCAATTTCTTTCTTCAGGTCAAACCACATCTGATGCACTTGCAAGAGATACTCAGCTTCGCGAGGCGTTGCAACAAGGAAGATACCAAGCTGGAGGGGCACTGTTATCCTCTGGACAAACAGTTTCAGACGCAATGGCTAGGGATATTCAATTGAGGCAGGCGTTGCAACAGGCCAAACTTGGTGCTGGCGCACAATTTATGGCTTCTGGCGAGACTACTGGTGCAGCCACAGCGCGGGATCTTAGTCTTCGAAATGCCCTTGAACAATCTCGCTTGGGCGCGGCTCAAAGCTTTATTGCCAGTGGCCCCACGCTGTACAACTTGGCATCACAGCGTCTTGGTACACAGCAAAACTTGCTTAACAACTACCTCGCAGCTTCCCAGCCTCAAGCTACTGGAACATTCCAAGGCACTTCTTCAACCGCTAATCCGTATGCGTATGTCAATCCTAACGCTGGATTTTTGGGCGCACAGAATGCGGCTAGTATTTACAATACGATGTCGGATTACGTTGCTAGGACGTATGGTGCAAATGTTGGTGCAATTGCTAGTCAGCCAAGTGGAGCGCAGAACTTCGGAGCAATTATGTCTGGAGTTGGATCGCTTGTTCCAAGCTTTTCATTTGGATCGTAGGAAATATATATATGCCAATTAAATTTAACATAGAAGGTCCAGAAGGTAAAAGGAAAAGGCTTTTGCAAGAGCAGGAGCAGGAATTAAGATCAAGGGTATTAGAGGCTCAGTTAAAACAGCTTCAACCAGACTATGAAGCAAAACTTGCTGGTGATATTGCAGAGAAAACAAGCCAGCTTCAGGAAACACTAAATCTAAACCAAGCACAAAGGGCTGGAATAAGCCAAAGACTTGGGGATATATCGTCTGCTTCGGCCCCGCTAGATGTTGATGTTTCTGGTCCTGTTATGCCTCAACAGACGGCAATGCAGGCTGGTCAAGGTCTTGTTGCCGAAGAAAATCTATTGAATGCACAGAAGACAAGAATGATGGCCGAACTTGAGGCATACCGAAAGAGGCAGGAAGGTCTTGTTGGAACAGTAAATCTTGGCGAGGCTTATGGGACTGCTCCTGCTGGCGGCGGTGCTGATGTAATGAGAAGGCGTGTTCAAGAGCAGGCCAATATGTTCCGCGAAGCAAGAGACTTCATAAATTCAGCACAAACTCCAGAAGAAGCGCAAGACAGGGCAAATGCAGTAAGCGTAAATAAGGCATATTTTGACGCACAAACTAGGGAGGAATTAAAAAACTCAAGGAAGCTTGCTGGCCTTGAAGGTGTGGCTAAAGATGATGATGCTGCAAAAAAGATGCGTGAGAGGTTGCCAACTTTTGTGCAATCAATTTCTTCTATTGATAATCTGATAGAGCTTGGTGGATTGTACAGAAAAGCTGCGACTTCTGGCAATGCAATAGAAGCTGCTAAATACAAGGCTCAAGCAGCCCAAGCAAGAATACCATTGATTGCGGCACTTCGCGTTCCTCTTACTGGTGGCGGTCAAATGAATCCACAGGAATTACAGATGCTGAACGATGCAGTTGCAAATCCAGCAGTATTTCTTGACATAACGCAAACAGAAAGATTGAAGTCACTCAAAAGGACTGTTGGGTCTGAATTTGCTTCAGCAGCAAGAAGCTTTGGATATGGCGTAAAAAGCCTTCAATCTGTTATTGACGCAAATTCAGCACCAGAAGATATAAATAATTTTGGGATAAAGAAGTCAGCACCACAACCAGCCGCTAAATACAATCCTAAAACTGGATTGTTAATGAAGTAATGGCTAAGTACGAAGAAGTCCCAGGAGTTGGTCTTGTTGAGTTTCCAGATGACACTCCTCAGAATGTTATTGATTCAGCAAAGTCTGGCAGAATAGGCTTTGAGGAACAATCTCAACAACCCCAAGAAGTTGCTCAAGGGCAAGATGGGTTCTCTGCATCAAGAACTGCTGGAATTTTAGCAAGAGGCGGGATTAGCCCAGCAACAGTTGCTGGAGGAGCTGGGGCTATTGGAGCAGCCGCTATTGGCGCGCCTGTCGCTGTTGGTGCTGGGATAACTGCACTGGCTGGCGGATTACTTGAGCTTGGCGCAAGGGCATACAATTCTGAAATTGCAAAGAAGTATGGAATCAGAGAAGAAGATTCCGACAAGGTAAAACTTCCAAGCGAATATCTAGACCAGATCAAAGATTTGATTGGCCTGCCAAAAGCACAGACAACTGGCGAGCGTGTTCTTGAGGCTGGGGCTGAAACCGCTGGCGAAGCATTGGCAACGATGGGTGCTGGGCAAGTTCTTTCTGGTGTAAAATATGCGCCCAAAGCCGTTAAGGCATTGGGTGGTCTTCTCAAGGCAGAGCCAGCAATGCAAATTACGCAATCTGCAACTGGCGGCATGGCTCAACAAGCGGCCAAGGAAGCTGGTGCTGGCGGAGTCGGACAGACTATTGCTGGTGCTGGTGGTGCTATCGCGCCAAGCCTGCCAGGAATTGCAAGGTCTGGCATAATGGCAGCAGGAAGAGGCTTCACAAGCCCAGAAGCAATACTCGAAAATATCCAAGCAATGAGGGGCGCAGGCACAGAGGCAACCCTTGGTCAGGCTACTGGCGCAAGACCAATTCAGTATCTTGAATCCGCGCTTGGGATCACTCCTGGCGCAAGTGGATATATGGCAAAAAAAGGCGCAGAACAGCAGGCTCAAATTGGATCAAAGATTGAGCAAATTTCTCAAGAGCTTGCTCCTGGCGCAACAGAATTAAGTGCTGGATCCAAAATTAGAAGTGGGCTAAAGGATGTATTTCTTCCAGAAGCAAGGAATATTCAAAATCAGCTTTATGCAGATGTTGATAAATATATTCCCAAAAATTCTACTGTCGATCTTTCTGATACAAAAAATTTAATCAACCAGCTTACTGCCCCATTACAAGGTCTTGAGGCAACATCCAAATCAAATTTGGTTACAAACAATACAATCAAAGAGTTAATGTCTGGATTGAATATAGACCTTGCATCTGGAAATAAAATTCCAATTGAAAGCGTAAGGACTCTTAGGTCTAGAATTGGCGATCAGCTTGGCAAATTTCAAATGGATTCGAATTTTCCAAGGGTTGAACTATTGAGAATTTATGGTGCGCTATCTGATGACGTGGGCAGGGTTGTCGATGCGGCTGGACCAGATGCCAAAAAGGCCAAGGAAATTGCTGACGAATATACCAAGAAATTGCACGACAAGATGGACTTGCTGCAACCAATTATTGATAAAGCAACGCCAGAGCGAATATTTAATGCTGCTATGGGCGGGCAAAAGGCTGACACGACAATCTTGGGTACGGTCATGGGCGCGCTCCCACAAGATGCAAAAAAAGAATTTGTTGCTGCCTTTCTGAATAAAATGGGCAGGGCGGTATCGTCAGCGCAAGATGTTTCTGGAAATGTTTTTAGCACTGAAACATTCCTTACGAATTGGGACAAACTAAGGGGTGCGCCAAAAGAATTACTTTTCGGCAATTTCGGTCAATCTTTCAAAGATGATATGGATAAGATTGCAAAAGCTACAAGCATAATGCGCTCTGGCTCGCAACAATATAAAAATCCAAGCGGATCGGCTCAAAAGTATGTTTCTGGCGCAACAATAGGTGGCGGGATTATGGCGTTATTAACTAGTCCAGCCGCACTTATACCAGCGGCAGGGACTGCTGGTATAGCAAACCTTTCGGCTCGCGCATTAACTAATCCTAAGTTTGTTCGCCTTCTTGCCAAACAGTATGATGCCCCAAAATCATCCATTCCAGCCTTTATATCAACATTAGCAACTCAGTCCGAGCGTGATGACGATCAAGAGTTGAAAGACATCGCCGATGGACTCAGAAATCAAGCAGTAGAATCTGATCTGAAACGATAATGGCTACTCCAGTTCTGTCATCCAGAATGCAGAATCGGGTTGAGGGCAAGGCAATCCGCAAGGAAATTGAATCCGACTATACTGCCCCAGCCATAAATACGGGTGTTGGCTATGTTGACGAAAAAGGGCGCAAGTTAGTTGAAATGCAAGAGAAGATGCGTTCTGCTGCTAGGTTTTCAGAACTGGAGGATAAGATGAGCAAAGATAAACTTGAAAAATCATTATTTGAGTCAAAGCCAAATTTTGTTGGGCCTAAATCAGCTTCGCCAGATTATTCAAATCTTATTAACGCTGGAATGCAGACAGTTGATTGGGAGGGTCGCAAGGATAAAGATGGAAATCTTGCAATCTATAAGTTGCCTTCTGGCGATCAAGGCGGAAGCTACGAAGTAGCTGGAATCAATGACGGATACCACCCAGAAGCGTTCAAGAGAATCTCGGCGTTGCCTCCGCAAGAAAGAGCGAAAGCAGCGGCAGAGTACATCCAAGGCTACACCGCGCCACTTGTCGAAAGACTCCCCCAATCACTCCAGCCGTTCACGCAGGATCTCGCGTTTAATCGTGGGCTGGGCGGCGCAACGAAGTACATCCAGCAAGGGTTAAATTCGCTAGGGCAGAAGGTGGCGGTGGATGGCGGAATGGGGCCAAAGACATTGACGGCGATTAACCAAGTCGAACCGAGAGCCTTAATGAGGGCGGCTAGCCAAGCCCAGCTTGAAGACGAATATAGAATGGCCGAGCGCAACCCTGCTCGCAAGAAATTTATCCAAGGCTTAGAAAGCAGAATTAGGAATAGATTGTCAACCTTTGGACAAGGCTAACTACTCTGTATCAGAATCGTAAATATAGGTAGATCCAGCCGTCCCAGAGTAATATTTTCCGTCCTGCACTTTTGTCCCGTTACTGCCGTAGTGAAGGAATCCGCTTTTGGTTACAATTTCTCCGTTGCCATATGAAACATCCCTACATGAAGAATAGCAACCCTTGGGGGTAAGAGTTAATATGCCAACTTTAACGAGCAGACCATTCGAGGTTATGGCAAGCCCCCTTCCTCCGCTGAATACAGCGTTGCCAGAGTTATATACTCCCCCAGAAAATTCATCCAATTCATCATCCGCCATGCCCGATGCCATCAGCATCGCCGTCACCATTATAGTTGTTATTGCTTTCATAGGAAAAAGTCTCTAGCACAAACCCAAAGCCGTCAAGGATGAAATTATCATCACGCCAAATAGGTGCAGTTGGGGTGGCTCGCGTCACTGGCGCGCTACTACGTTGCGGATATTCGGTGCTGTTACCTTACGAAGACTTTTCTGGTTACGATGTGGTAGCTGAAAAAGATAATAAGTTTTTCCGCATCCAAGTTAAGACCGCGCAGAATGTTGAGCCTGGGCGCACTCGGTATCGGTTCTCCACAAGCACTGGCAATGGATATAACCTGCCCAAGCGTGCAATCAGTGGGGTGGATTATGTGGCAATGTGGGCTATGGCCGATGATTTATTTTGGTTGCTGCCTATCTCCAAATGCAAATCAGTCACTTTCACAACTTGCCCATCGACAGGGCAGAGTTGGCGTATATTCCAGAATCTATGAAGGACAAGGATGCGTGGGATAAGTTTGAGGATGGGTTGCAAAATGCAAAATCGTTTGATGAAGCAGTTGCGTGGGTTAAGGCAAACCAAGAGATTGTTGAGAAGCTGACCATAAGAGCAATGATTAACAAATTTAATAGGGATATTAGCCACGCTAATAAGACTTGGCGTAATTAAATATACGCTCGACCTTGCGGTGGGTGGTTGGCTAGACACAACCTATGGGCAAGATCAACAGCAGGGCTAAAGGCGCAGCGGGCGAGAGAGAGTTAGCCAATTATCTGCGCGAACAAGGATGGCGGAAGGCAAGGCGCACACAGCAGTACGCTGGCAATCCAGAGGGTGGCAGCGGGGATGTGGTATGCGAGAATTTTCCTTTCCACATAGAAGGCAAGCGTTGCCAAGCCATAAAACCCGAAGAGTGGATGGAGCAGTCCAAGCGGGATTGTCCAGCGGGTAAGATCCCAGCGGTATTCTTTAGGCGTAACGGACGCAAAGAATGGCTAGTTATTTTAAGGTCAGATGATGTTTGCGAATTAGCTCGACAGATTGCACCCGCCAATGTGACTATCGAGTATGCAAAGACCGCAACCATCGCGCAGGGCTTCTACGTTAAGTCCCCAGCTTTTGACGAACTTACCCCAACAACAACAAACCCAAATAAATAAAGGAGAAATAACATGGGACTAACCATAAGTGAATCGCAGAAGATGGAGCGCAAACTACCAGAAGCGGGAGCTACTGTAGGCGTTCTCTACAGCCTAGTTGATCTGGGCCACCAAGAGACAAACTTTGACAACCAGAAGAAGTGGACCCCCAAAGTCCGCCTAACTTTTGAGTTGCCAGATCAAACCGATGAGTTTGAGGTTGTCGAGAATGGCAAAACCACCAAGGTCAGCAAGCCTATGGTTGTATCAATCGAGCAGACCCGCAGCCTTGGCGAGAAAGCCAGCTTGCGGAAACTGCTTGAGCAGTGGAGAGGTCAGACCTTCACCTCTAAGGAACTACAAGCGTTCAGCTTGAAGAACCTTCTTGGCAAGCCAGCTATGCTGACCTTGATCCACAAGACCAGCCAGCAGGGCAGGCAGTATTGCGCCATTGCGGGTGCAACCAAACTGCCCAAGGGCATGAAAGCACCAGCTACCACCACTAACGATCAGTTGTACTACGAGATCGAGCAGGGTGAGGCTGGGCAGTTTAACGACATGCCCGACTGGTTGCAAGAGAAGATCCGCGCCTCCAAAGAGTTTGCTACCGCTGCGGGCAAGTCCACGGCCATCAAGGTCGAGGTTGACGCAGACGGCAACACGATGCCGTTCTAATTGTAATGGCTCTTACAATCACAGCGAAAGAGCCTACCAATTCCCGTCTGGTCGCTACTGACCAGGCGGGTCATTGGTACTCAGAAAAAGGCGAGTCTGCTCATGTAATTCTTGGCAAGAATGGCAACGAGCGAAACACCACCGTGGCCGATGCTCGCAAGTTGGGGTTGCTGCCCAGCGTTACATCTATTATCGGGGTTTTGGATAAACCGCAACTTACAAGCTGGAAGATAGAGCAGGCCATTATGTCATCGCTCACACTCCCGAAGGAGGAAGGCGAAACGCTCGAAACCTACGCTCGAAGAGTGGTTAAGGACTCTAAAGAATCAACAACGAAAGCAGCCGAGCATGGCACGAGAATGCACGAACAAGCCGAGAATATCCTCATGGGACGCGCTGTGTGCAAAGATGAAGACCTCCAGCCCTACATCGAAACCTTTAAGAAGTGGGCGGACGAAAACGTAGAGAAGACCTACTGGTGCGAGAAAGCACTTGTTGGCGCGGGGTATGCTGGAAGATGTGACGCATACGTCAAGTTGCGCGATGTGGGTGACGCTATCGTTGACTTAAAGAATCGGAAGGTTAATCCAAAATATGAGCCTTTCTACGACACGGACTGCGCCCAAATTTTTGCTTACTTGTCGGCCTCCGAAAACCCAAGAGCAGCAGGCGTGTCAATCGTGCTGGCATCAAATGATTCAAGCAAGATCATGACTAAGGTTTGGGATAAAGACGAACTATACCAAGCTGGCATTGCATTCTGCGCTATGCAGAAAGTATGGGCTTGGGTCAAGGGCTACACACCTCCTGGGATGAAGCTATGATCGACCCACAAGACGTACTGTGGCTAGAGGAATTACTAGACCAAGTTTATCGGAGTTTAGCCAAATGACTCCTCCCAGCATAGCCGAGATGGGGGATGCTGCTGGTGAGATAATCTGGCGGGTGATGGCAAATGGTTCGGATAAATCCGCGTACGGAGATTGGCTGGAAAAGGATAGGCCGACTCACGATTACCATATCGCAAGAGCCGTACGTCACCTAGCCACAGCGCAGATGCAGCTTCACAAATCCACGCCTTGTCCTGATAATAACGGTGAGACAAGTGTTGACCACTTGGAGCGTGCGCTGGTAAGAACGTTGTTTGTGTTAGCTCAAATAAAGAAAGAGGTACCAAGATTATGATGTGGATTAAAAAAGAGTTTGATGATGATGGTAAGCCAGAGTGGGCGGTTTACATAGATGAAACTGGCGAGGGCAGAGAAGAAGACTGGTCGCACTACGATACATTCGAGACTAGGGATGAGGCGATCAAGGGATGCAGGAGTGTCACCTGGGAAGACTATGATTGCAGGGATAAATGAAGCTGGCGTTGTCATGGATCTGCTATCACATAGGAAACATAATCAGCCTGACCTTGATGCGCTTGGGGTTGGGTTATCCAACCTATACCCGCCTTATGGTTTGGTCTTCAGCATTAGATAAAGATGGAGTCATCTGGAAGGACGTAAAATGAAACAAGCAATGGTGACGCAATCGTTTGGTGAGGACTGGCAGAAGATTCTGGATCTGACTAGGCCACGCATGGAGGCGTACTGCAATCGTCATAACTGCGACTTCATTCTAATCGACAAACCCCTAACTCACCCGATGCAGTATTCCAAATCTGCCATTGGGAATATTATGGCTACTAAAGGCTATGACCAAGTGACATTCGTTGACGCCGATGTTTTGATTACAGCCGATTGCCCCAAGCTGTCGGAGGACGCTGGGGTATTCTGCGCGTTTGACGAGGGAGCATACTTAGACCGCAAGCCAGAGATGGTGAAGCTGGCTGGAGCTTTTGGGGGGATGATCGAGCCTAAGTTCTACGTAAATACTGGCGTGTTTGTAGTTCATACCAAGGCGGTTGGTGTCTTGTCCATGCCCCCAATCGGCCTGCACCCTAACCACTTTGCCGAGCAGACTTGGCTCAACGTGATGGCGCACTTGTGGGAAATTCCCCTAACCGATCTTGACCCATCCTTTAATTGTATGACCAGCGTTGAGTCCCACTTTGGGTTAGACCGCTACAAGGA